AAAGGAGTGTATTGTTGTGTGGTTTGTGTGTGTTATGTAGTGGAGTGTTATGCTCGTCAGTGTTGTTGCGTTTGTTGTGTGAAATGTGTAAAGGAGAGAGTGTTAGATTGTGTGAAAGTATAGAGGTAGTGGGTGTGCGTATGTTAAAAAGTGTGGTGTTGAGTCGTAGTATTGAAAAATATATAAATGCTGGGTATAGCGGTTGGTCGGATCGTTATTATAAAATGTTGTTAGATGTAGAGTCTGTATCAGATAGTGAATTGTTTGATGTGTGCGCGAACTATATAGAAGGATTAGAATGGGTTTATAAATATTATACTGGCGATTGTGTAGATTGGAGATGGAGATATAAACATAATTACGCTCCTTTACTGGTAGATTGTGTGAAATACCTAAAAAGCGGTCGTTATGTGGAATTGTGTGATAAAAAAAATGAAGCATTAAGTGAAGCGGAAACGTTAAAATACGTAATGCCACCAGAAAATCCTTCGGGGCCATTTGAATGGGCGTTTTGTAAATATTTTTGGGAATGTCATCCATTATATTCAGATGATATTTATAAAGAGGGTTATAAAGATGTTTTATAAAAGAAGTTTATAAAAGAAGTTTGTATAGAGGTTTGTATAGAGGTTTGTATAGAGGTTTGTATAGAGGTTTGTATAGAGGTTTGTATAGAGGTTTGTATAGAGGTTTGTATAGAGGTTTGTATAGAGGTTTGTAAAAGATAATGCCTACCTTTGATTAGAAGTATCACGTATTGTAATTTTAATAGGTGATACATGTAGTGGTTGAATAATTTGATTTGGACGCATGTAACAAACCTTAGACGCGTGTTTAACAATACAAATTCTATGCATATTGATTAATTGACGTGGTTCCATCTTGATGTTCTTTTATTGAAATACTTAATTGTCATGAATATTATATTATTATATAAATCAATTTTGTAGGTAAATGTCGGAAATCAATATCCTACTCATTTCTGGATAGCATATATGCTGTGTATTTTATACATTATCTATATATTAATCGCTCCCTAAATAAAATCTCTTATATAATATTTGATGTATGAGGTGTGGATTGTAGAGTGCTATATGGTATGGTTTGTGTGAATGTTCTCTGTATAATCCATTATTTGTAGGTGTATTTTGTGTGTGGTTTATGTCAATGTTTTCTATATAATCCATGATTTGTAGGTGTATATGCGGTCTTTTGTGTGCGGTTTATGTCAATGTTCTCAATAGTTTATTTTGAATGTGTGAATAGAAATAGATAATGAGGTTTGTTAGAATATATATTGTTGGTTTTATAGAGTATATATTCAGAATAGAGTATTGAGAACTTTGTAATGAGTGGTGATTTGTAGGTGTATATGATGTCTTTTTATGTGCGGTTTATGTCAATGTTCTCAATCGTTTATTTTGAATGTGTGAATAGAAATAGATAATGAGGTTTGTTAGAATATATATTGTTGGTTTTATAGAGTATATATTCAGAATAGAGTATTGAGAACCTTGTAATGAGTGGTGATTTGTAGGCGTTTGAGGTGTGGATGAATAGGCTGTTAACCATTGAAATTATATAATCTGTATCGTTCTTCGTTAATCCTATCTTGATAATCTTGTTCGATTTGTCTTCGTTGTGCTAATTGTTGTGTAGTTTCCTTCGCCATAGCTCTCTTTCTTCGTGCCATAAAATTCTTTTTAAATTTAGTGACAATTTTATCTGCTTCTTTTCTTTGCTCCACAGACATGGAAGCCCAATCATAAACAGGGGCTCCATATTCGCCTACATCTAAATACTTATTTACAAAAGGAGTAATAGGATTGATGGTCGTACATGTTTGTGTAATGTCATTCCTACATATAGGACATGAAACCTGACGATTATTCTTATGATTACAGAGTTCTATAATACATGCTTGATGGAATTTATGTTTACAAGGTAAATCGGGTATATCATCATTTATTTTTAAATCTTCGTGACATATAGCACATAATGGTAATTCTGGTGATTTAGACTTGGATTTTTTGACTAAAACCTTTTCACATTTTCCAGTTTTCTTATTTTTGCGGGTACCGTTCTTACAACGTGTTCTCTTTTTTGTTGAAGAATTATGCATGTATATATATAGTATACATTTTGAATAATCTATTGAGAACCTTGTAATGAGTGGTGATTTGTAGGTGTATATGATGTATTTTGTGTGCGGTTTATGTCAATGTTCTCAATAGTTTATTTTAAATGTGTGAATAGAAATAGATAATGAGGTTTGTTTGAATATATATTGTTGGTTTTATAGAGTATATATTCAGAATGGAGTGGTCGGCGGATTAATCCCGTGTTTTTCAAACCTTAATGCATATGTTTCCTGAATGGATTTTAATTTAGAACTGATTTTCCCATTGGAATTGAGAAATAAATCATTTTGAGTAAGCCCTGCCTTGGTTTTATACGCAGTTCCATTATAAACTTGTTCTCTGTTTCCAAAAAGTTCATTATATATAACGCCATTGATGTTATACTTGCCATCTTTATTTCGCACTGGTCGTTTAAGTGATTGAATAATATTAGACGATGTGAGGTCATTGTGTTGGTTGTGATTATCAATAATGTTAAAAGGAGAAACCTTTTGTTTAGATAATGAGTTACATTTCCGAATCAACATATGATTTTCTTTTTCGAGACGTTTATTTTCATTGGTTAATAGGATGCATTCGTTGCGACAATTATTTGCGTTAGCATCATTAAGTTGTTGTTTGACTTGTTTGAGTTCGCTTTGTAACTTGATATAATTTTCATAAGTATATTCTGTTTTAGTTATGATATTTTTAATAATTTTATCAACTTCATTAAAGGATAAATCATCAATAGCCAGTAATTCAACATATTTTTTAGAGGATATAATAATGGTTCGTAAAAGAGGTTTAATTAGAGTGTCTTCTTTAAATGCGGTTTCAACTTCTAATTTGTTTGTTACCTTGAATGCGTTAACTAAGTGAAAATTATTATAGGTTTTATGATGTGTAGTTACCCTGGATTTTAAATTATTCGAATTTCCAAATTTGATTATTCTCTCATTTTTATCAGAAACATTATCAATAATGCCATAATAAAAGCATTGTGTATTTTGTGGGAATTGTTCTATAAGAGTTTTTTCACGTAATTTATATTTGTCTTCTTCCGAGGTTTCAATCAGTTTTTCTGCGGATGCAAGTTGTTGTTTTAATTCATTATTTTCTTCTTCAATAATATTGTTTAAGGTTTCTTCAAGTTTAATATAGTATTCGTGAATTTTGTCGGCTTGTTTCGTACAAGCTTTTAAACAAAGTGATTTAAATGTCTTTACTGAAAGTAATAAGGTTTCTTTATTATGACCGCCGCGTGCCTTATTTTTTTGCTTTACTTCGTTGTAGAGCAATAATGTATAATCGGTATTAATCGTAAAATTTCTTTCTAATAATTGTTTTGCCTTCACCTTTTGACTGAATCCTAACCATTTCCAAACGTTATCTAAATCAATAATAAAATCATTTTTAGGATGGTAGTTTAAGAAGCAGTAAAAGCTGGTTATGAATAATTGTTGTTCGAATTCAGTAAATTCACTTTGAATACGAGTAAGTAATTTACTCTGATATGTATTAGATAACTTGGTAACCGGGTTATTTTCTATAAAATTTACAATATCCAGTGTGTTTTCTGCCATATCGATACAATAAGTATAGGGTCTTTTTTATATTACTTCTGTCGGGAACATTCATTACGCTTTTAAAAACGAAAACGAATCGTTAGGTTTATCATATGGACTTTAGTGTAAGGGTTTATCAAGTGGTTTATAAAGAGGCCCTTATAAAGAGGTCCCTATAAAGAGGTCCCTATAAAGAGGTCCCTATAAAGAGGTCCCTATAAAGAGGCCCTTATAAAGAGGTCCTTATAAAGAGGTCCCTATAAAGAGGTCCCTATAAAGAGGTCCCTATAAAGAGGGTTACTTAAAAGTATTTCATATGGGTGGGTTAGTGGCTGCGGTATGAAGTGCGAATTTAGTCAAAATTAAGTATCCTACTCAATAATCAATATGTCACTCATTTCTGGATAAGTATTATATGGTATTATGCTGTAAAACTACCATATACAAGAATTATATGGTGAATATAGCCGTTACATCGTAGTGTAACCCGGATACCACAGTGCATAAATAACAGAGGTTATCAAATACCGACTGTACTGTACCTCGATAAAAAGACTCGATAAAAAGACTTCAATAAAAAGACTTCGATAACAAGACTCAATACCAAGACTTCATAACAAGACTTCATAACAAGACTCTATAATAAACTTCAATAAATATAAATATAAATAAAAGATAATAATATATAATATAAATGTCGATCCCAGTATCTATATTCATATTATGTTATAACGAAAGTGTATTATTGCCACATACAATAAAGCATTATCGCGACCGACTACCAAATAGTAAAATAACAATATATGATAATGAATCAACAGATGACTCAGTAAATATCGCAGAATCATTAGGTTGTAATGTAGTTTCATGGAGTTCAGGAAATAAAAATAACGCATTGCAGAAACAATATATATCAAACAATTGTTGGAAAGACGTACCAGAAGGTTGGGTTATAACAATCGATATGGACGAATGGATATGTATAACCGAACAAGAATTACAGCATGAATATAATTTCGGAACTACTATTCTAAAAACCTGCGGTATAAATATAATAGGTGAATCAACACAACAAAATTTAACTGATATAGATTTACATAATATGACAGACGGAGTTCACTATCCGATAGAGTCAAAAAGTGTATGTTTTTTACGAAAAAAAATAGATGAAATGAATTATGGGAAAGGTTGCCATCAATGTGACCCAATAGGGTCATCGATAGTAAAAAGTAAAAAGACCTTTATAATAAAGCATATGGATTGGTTGGGATTACCATTTATTACAAGGAAATATAAACAACGATATGAAAGGTCAAGAGAAATATTTAAGTTACACGGATGTTCGGCTCATTACACGGATGACGAAGAAGAAATACAAACCAGATACAATAACTTTAAAGAAAAAACAGAAAACATGTATAAAATATTAGCCGATGTGACAATGGAACCCCACTTTAATCCAAATGATATTTATATGTTTTATGATATATTAAATAATTCAACACATTATTTTGAATATGGTTCAGGTGGGTCCACATTTCAAGCAGCTAACCAATATAATATAAAAACCATCCATTCAGTAGAAAGTGATCCAGAATGGTATAATAATGTATGTAAAAACATAGAAAAAAAGAAACCAATAACATTAATGTATAGACATTTAAATACTACGCCGAATAAGTGGGGATATCCAGGAGAAGGATGTTTGATAGAACATGCGAAAGAATATAATAGAGCAATTCGTAGTCTGTCTGAAACAGAATCGAACAGATTGGATATGATTTTGATAGATGGTCGTTTTCGTGTGGCTTGTTGTCTACATTGTTTTGATATGATATCAGATGATTGTCAAATCGTATTTGATGATTTTTTAAATAGACCTCATTATCACGACATTTTACAGTTTTATGATATAGTCAGAAAAACAGAAGATAATGTAATGGTAGTTTTAAAAAAGAAAAAGGGAGTTAATGGTCCATCCCCCGACCTATTAAATGAATATGACTTAATACCTAAATAAAATTGAAAACTGTTATGACATATATGTACTCAATAAACAACATAGTTACATACAAACGTAAACAAAATGCCATCTATTGAAGTCGTATCCACCGAAGAACACCATGTATGGAATGCTCGTAAGGCAGAACTAAAAGAACATTCATCTTACAGAACTAAACAACAATACTTCCCACATAATATGGATGAATGGCAAGAGAAAGGTAAGGAAATCGAAAGGAGATATCGTCAAGAATTGTTGTCTCTTAATAAACAGAGAAAAGAAGAAGAGAAACCAACTATTAGACCAACCATACAAAAACAAAAACCCAGAAAAGCAATTCAAGAAAAGAAAACAATCCCTACCAGATGTTCGGTACGTCAAGCAGCCAAAGCATTATTAGAATTAAAAACCCCAAGATATTAATACATCATATAATTACAAAACAAAATCCATATAAAAATGTATAAACAAAATATAAAAACAAGAGCCCATATTTAGTAGATGGACGTCGAAAATGAAGAACACAAAAAGAACATAGACGAATACCAAACGAAAGGGGTAAGCCTATATGAAAACCAAATAAAAGAACTAATAAAAGAAAAGCACGAATACATACAAAAAATAGACAATCTTCAACATTCAATTCGTATGTTAAAAGAAAAGAAGTCCTTTTTTTGTTATAGTACAGGAGGGCATAAATGGGTAACAGAACGAGAAGATGGATTATATGGAGAATTATTTACTTATTGTGAAAAGTGTAGGAAAGAAGGTTAGTCTATGTAATTATACTTTGAATTTATCGGTGTCGGGCAATGCTTCTGGTCCAATCAAATACTTATACATTTGTTCTTGTTTTTGTTGTTGTTCTAGTTTAACTGTATGTAATTGTTGTTTTAGAATCATATATTCAGCACAACTTCCGCAATGGTCTTCATTTGCGTAATTACTTTTAAGTTTTGTGTGTTTATGGCTGTCAAGATTCCATCGCCCCAATGGAGTTTTCACATATCCGCGGGATGCGGATTTGAGTACTTCGATGATATGTTTAAAGTTCATATTATAATTATGTTATGTAAATCATATTTATAATATCTATGCTTTCAATTTTACAATAATTAGAATTGTATGTTACGTATATGTTTAGATATAACGTGAGTTGAAATAACATTATCTAATATACCCGTTCCAATATTATATACAATGATACGTTCATCATCAGTTTGTCTTCCCAAAGCTTTATTATTTAATACATCTGTAAATTCTTTATAATATTTAAATTTTCCGTAATTTCCAAAGCTTTTAACATGTGAATCATCATCGACAAATACTCGGTCAAATGTAGTATCGCAATTTTGAAATCCTTTTGTATGTATGGGAATAATCAAACATCCAGGTTTATAAATATTAGAATCAGAATGGAATAATTGAGTACATTCCGTAACTGCAGATATGATAACATCAGCATCATGAAATAAATCTGTATAATTATCTACTTCTACAAAATCAAGATTGGCATTATTCATAAAGTATCTTTTAAAATCTTCATAGTGAGTTTTATATTTATATATAAATATTTTAACCGGTCGAGTTGGATACAATTGAATAAAGCATTTCATAAAACTATACATGCAGTTACCTATACCAATAAGTGAAATGTTATAAAAATCCGATTTTGCGAAAATAGAAAGTGATAATGCTGCGGTTGAACCAGTTCTCATTTGTGTAATCCAAGAACAATCTAACATAGCTAATAAGTTACTTGTATTTACATCATATATAAGAATATTGCCACTAATAGATGGTGAGTTATCACAATTACGTGTAACAACTTTACAAGAATAATAATTATTTACTATACAAGGCATAGTATTAAAAAACCCTTTTTCTGTGCGTATAGAATTTTTTGGTGGTAAGATATATTCATTTTTATTTTTCATAGTTGTTTCGACCAAATGATTAATGTCACTTGATTCAATGTTAAGTTTTTTTATATCATCATCTGATAGTATAATCATATTATGTGATATATGATATATGATATATGATATATGATATGTTTATGTTTATAACATATCTTTATGTTTATGTTTATAACGTATCAATATTACGTGTTTTTGCCGATACATAATTACCTCGTGACAATGGTGTTCTCCAATCTTCGCCATACGTCTTAATAAGTTTGGTTTCATAGTTATGTGGTACATTCAAACCTGTCCCATTCCAGTCATATAGAATAAACTGTTCTTTCTCTGTATGACAATTAGACCAAACCAATTGTTCCCACGTATCGTGGAAGTCCCAATTATCATTTACATCCGCACAGTAAAAATCAACAGAAGCGAATATATCAGAGTTAAAAGTTTTAATAATATTGTGTTTGAATCCTGGACCGAACCGTACCGGATTCCATGTTTCAATATTGTTATTGGATAGAATATCCATAATTTGCTGATAATATTTTTTATCAATGATGATATCAACATCATCATCCCCGTCAATACATGAATTATTCCGTACAATCCCTAAAAGAGTTCCATATCCAACAAACCAGTTATGAATCCCGTGCGTGTGAAGTAAGTTCGCAAAAAAAACAAGGGTTTGATTCAACATTTTAGAAGAGTGTTTGATTGCTTCTGCCATTATAATATAGTACACAATTATATTAGAAACGGTATTCATACGAGTATCATTTTACATTACATATAAATAGGCAAAACGTATTTCAATTCGGTAGTATTAATAGCATTATTTCCAAAATACAAGTCAACAAACATCTTAGTTTTGTCATCACAAAAGGATTGAATGATTTTATTGTACCTTTCCAACAATGCTTCTTTTGAAAGCGCTCCGCGTATACGAATAGCAATTACGTGATTCTCAATCAAATAGGGAGTATCCATATCAACCAAACAATACGAGAATGTATATTTTCCTTTTCCATATCCACGATTCAAAAGTAACATAGGTCCTGTGTGTCCGTCTTTCATAATATAGTTTTTTTTAGAAGGGGCTTTATAGTTACCCAATTCCAATGTGTTAGTTTTGATATCTCCACTATAAATAAGGCGAGTTTGTGTATCATCATCTGTCAATATATCTTTACATTGATTCCACACAACAGTGCCGACACTAACTTCCGCCCCTATAGAATAGAGAGAAACAGAGTCTTTGTATAAATCCGTGATTAAGCGTACCTTAGATGGCGTATTGAAGATGATGTCATTATTAATAGATAGACTGAAATTGCTATTCTCGCTTTTATCCTGTTTCTTTTGTAAAATAAAAATAAGGGTACCCTGATTGGTATCTATAAACGTGTTGTCCATACAATCAATAATGTCAATAATATCTATAATGGCAAAGTTCTCATATATATAGTTTCTAACTTTGGAATAATAAACACAATTGGTAAAGTTACATGGAAGAACAAAGGCTAATACACCATTGTCATTTAATTTCTGTAGTGCGTGAATCAGAAAAAGAACGAAAATATTAGGACGTCCATCAATGAGGTCATAAAACGATTCATCTACATCGCCCTTTTTGACAACAAAGTAGGGTGGATTTCCGATAATCAAATCAAATTTATGTTGGTTCATGATATCCCATTGTAGAAAATCCCGATGTAACAATGATACACCCAGGTTCTCGTCAAATTTATCGTGTATTTGTTCGTATATTTTTGTATTTTTTTCAATTCCCATAATATGAATGTTATCGAATGTTTGTTGTAGATGATGAATAATTTCACATGAACCACACGAGGGTTCTAACACCGTACTGACATGAAAATCTTGGATATTTTTGATACATTCAGTCATGGTTTTAATAATAGAGGGAGGTGTGAAGAAAATTCCGTCCTTCTTCTTCTCTTCATGAGTGAAACCTTGGGTAATACATTTGGATAAATAGGTAAAATCTGACATAATCTACTATATTATAGGTCGATAACTTTATATTGTTGTGTAATGTTCTCAATATATAGAAATATCATTATTGTGTTAAGAACATAAGGATATATATATATGTAATTATATAATGAATATTGCGTATTACACATGTTTCTATGGAAATGAAAATAACGCCGCATTTAAAATACCAATAATACCTTCATTAAAATGCAAATGTTATTATTACACAAATAATAGTACCTTATTAAAAGAAATAAGCAAGACAAATTGGAAAGGAGTTTTTATAGATAAGCCCCCAAATAATGACAAACAAAAGGATTGTATGGATAGTAAGCATATAAAAGCAATGCCGCACGAATATGATGATTTGAAAACATATGATTATTTATGTTATATCGACAGTAAAGTAGACAAGGTAAATGAAACATTCGTAGAAAATTTGATTCAAAAATACTTCATAGAGAATGATTATGCGCTATTGCTACGAGAACATTGGTATATTCACAATTATATATGGAATGAATATAATGCGTCTATGGAACAACCCAGATATGAAATAGATCGTGAGAAATATAGAAATTACATAGAAACCCAAATAAAGAATGGGTTAAGTGCACGTGTCGACCAACATTGTGCTACCGGATTTCTAATCCGGAATATGAAACATGATAAAATACAAGATATAAATCAAACATGGTACGAACATATACAACAGTGTGGTATTCAATGTCAAATTTCCTTCTTTTTTGTAAAGCAACTATTCAATGAATTTATACGTCCATTTAAAGAATATCCATATATATCATCCATTAATTACAACCAAGACACGTATAATAACAAAATATTGTTAGCAACAGAATATTGTGATAGTGGGTGTTATATTGATGCTATAACCATATATGAATCAATATTAGATTATATATCGAACGCAGATGACAAATATAATATTTGTTGGAAATTATATAATTGTTATAAACAAATAGGCAAAGAACCCCACGGATTTTTCTACTTAGTAGAAGCCTTTAAATATAGCAAAAAACGTGTAGAATGTTTGTATCCACTTCTGGTACATTATACATGTAGTAATATGTGTGAAACAGCTTATAATTATTATTTACATGTAAAGGAATTTTATGAAAATCATTATTTAACGTCTGATTTATCAAACCTCTCATTAATAGAATCGGATAAGTACAATTTTTATGTTCCATATTACATAATTATAATCGCTGACCGATTAAATAATCACAGTTGTGGTATTAAAATGTTTGAGATAATTTTCATAAAAAAACAGCTTAGTATAGATGAGTTTTGCATCAAAAATCTTTTTTTCAATTTACAGTTTTATTTAGGTCATATTCTCGAAACAAATACCAACTTTATAAAATTGGCGAATGAATATATACAATTTTTATATCAAAATAATATGAAATCATCGTATGAATTCATTAACACCAGCACATACAAGGATTATGGAATAGATGTAAGTAAATATATAGTGTAGTAAATCTAAATAATAACATTCACAATTTATTATTTAGCCCATCACTGCTTTCTTGTCAATCGTGACTTCTCTCATAACATTTCGCATAACCTTATCTTCAAACAATTTCGTTTCGTCTTGTCCGCACCCTCCTAATGTGGATTGCATATAAGTGAAGAATTTTTCGTAGTTCTCGGTTCCCATTGTATTGACATCCGGTGTATTTTCCATCCATACAGTAGTCATTTTATGATTCTTATTAGCGATTCGTTTCACTGCTTTCCGAAATTCAACTTTGTCTTCGTCCTTCTCCCATTTTTCGCCATCTTTGATGTAGATAGTTTCACGTTTGAGGTCGGTACAATGTAGGGGTCTGTCATAGAGTTCCATGTCACTTATACATTTCACAATGGTATTGGAAATCCCTTCTACAAATCCCAATTCGCCCGTTTGTACGTAGTCTTCCAGTGATATATTCATAGAACTAACGAAATCCTTTAATGACATTGCGTCTTTACACTTCTCGTTTAAAAATACATTGAGATTAAACTTGTTATTACAGTTAGTATTGTTTGTAGTATGATTACCGCCCATGTTTTTAGACATCTCCATCATCTGTTTGTTCTGGTCTATTATCAGTTGCTTGAAATCACGATTCTCTTTTACTAATTCCAATATGGTATTTGTTAACATTTCATTAGAAGATGACAACATTTCAAATTTGTCATGATTGGTTGACGATGAAGTAGTAGTATCATGTGTTTCAGACAAATCTACGTTACATGTTTTACGATGAGCGAATAACCCCTGTCTATATTTATATTTTTTTCCACATTCGCATATATAGCCATACGAACATTGTTGAACTATATTGTCATTTGACGTCATTTGTATATGTTTTGTAGTGAGTAAATGTCTATCATATTGTGATTTTCTACTGGTATGATAGTCACAATCTTTACATATGAATTTAGGTGAACTTTTTGGACCCATCGATGTCATTATTTAGTTCTATTTAAAATGACACCTAAAGTTCTAAGTCCTTTTCAGCGTAATATACTTAATTATTTTATGGTAACAAAAAAAGACAACAAAATATGAAAAATAGAGCATAATGGTAATAACCCGCATTTTCAACACCTCATTTAAAATTCTCCATTGAGAAAATGAAAATTGGACATTTATTTTATGTCCAATTTTTCAAATCGTAGCCATTTCTTTTTTGTGTTTTTTCAGCGTAAAATTATTTAATTCTTTTTCATCATTTCAATTATTTGTTTATTTTGTTCTATTATTATTTGAGCGAATTGTCTATTCTCTTCTAAGATTTCTAAAATCATATCATCTTTGTCTAACTTAGATGAAGTCACCTGAGTATTATCAGTTATTTCTGCGTTACAACTACGTTTATGTTTACATAAACTAGATGCATGATTATATTTCTTTCCACAGTCACATATGAATGGATTTACGACAGGAGTTCTAATTTTCCCTGTTAGTCTCTTATGTTTTATCGTAATTATGTGTTTATTATAGTCTTTTTTATTACTCGTTCTATAGTCACAGTATTTACATATAAACTTACATTGTTCGTGATGTTCTGTAATTGTTTTGTGAATATCTTCTTTAGATATAGATTTTGGAGGAGGTAGAGGTTGAATACTATTGAGCGTAGCACCCAGACTATCATAGTATTCTTGTTCTACTTTACGAGCTTCACGACTGTCATTACAATTTCGGAATGCTATAATTTCCATGTTCCAGTTATCCCATCCTCCACATTCGCGAATTGTTTTATATAATTTAACAGGATAATTACCAGATTTTGGATTGTTACAGCTAGTTTTATGTGCGGATTTGCGTTGTACGAAGTTGGTAGTATGTCCTATATAAAGTTCATTATTGGTTTCGTCTTTACACGAAATTTTGTAAAATATTGTGTTAGAATAATCTATTTCCGTTTTCGGCATAGTTAAGTTATTATAATAAGCGAGAAAAGTTTATATTGTTATAATAATGATATTATAATAAGACCATAATATTATACAAAAGCCAATGACCTGAGTAAAGTAAAGAGGCCAAGCATAAATAGAATTCCATGAATTCCGAAGATGGCTTGTGATATACGTAGATATCCATTAACTTCATCTCCGAGTTCTTGTTTTTTGATAAAGGCGACAATATCTTGATATAAGAAGTAATTGATAATGAAAGCAATAGAAAGGAATGCGATACTGATAGCAATCAGCATGGTATCATAAATAGGAGCACTTCCGCGATATACACGAGAGTATGCTAACGAGCCATATGATAGTGTGGTGTAGAGTCCTACATTACGTAGAGTACTATGGAAGTACATAGCGAACTTATGTAAATCAGGTTGAGACATAACTATATACATAATAGAGACAAATAATATTACAATCAAGATTTTTTCTTCCAAAAACAGCAAAAGTACCTACACATATAACAGTTCTTATGTCTGTCAGGGTCTTCTAATAATTCAATTTGTGAGAGCATTCGATCTTGATTATACGACCATTCCATTTTTATATAATACACACAAAATTGAATAACTTAAGATTATAATCCAACAAGTAAACAAGAATCAATTTTATAATCAATAATTTAAAATACAATGTATCTTTTCAGTCTAAATGGAGTAACCCGTGGTTTGATAACAAGTCGTCCATCAAAGACATGTAAGACCCCTTATGTTGCGGATATCGTAATAGACGGAGATGACACAACCGAAGAACTATGTCATTCCCCTTCATTAGGGTGTTGTGGATTAGCAGAAACGGGAAAGACAGTAATTTTATCAAAACTAACAAGTGGAAAGACAAAGTGTTCTCATAGAGTAGAGTTAGCAACATTAATAGAAGAGCGAAATCCTGAACGAGAAATAATAATCGGTATTAATCCAAAGTTGGGTGAAACGATAGCAGAATTGTGCTTACAAAAGGATTGTGTATTGGGATTAACAAATATACAATCCTATAGACGAGAGACAAAGATGTTGAATTCCCGCTTTGATTTTACTGGAGTGGATGAAAATGGGCGTGAGTTTATAATGGAAGTCAAGAGTGTACCATTGGCCGATTATGTGGATGTTCCCAAAAAAGAAAGAAAGAATTATAAAAAAGAGATCGAGGAAGCCGCCCAAGACGATAAAATCTCTTATTTCCCGGATGGGTATCGTAAAAACAGTACAGCCGTGGTAAGTCCAAGGGCATTGAAACACATAACAGAACTGAAGGAAATAGTAACAACAACAGATAAGAGAGCCATATTATGTTTCATTATTCAGAGAACAGACGTGAAACAATTTCAGCCATCCAATATAGATTTGGTGTATAAGGAAGCCGTAATAGATGCTTGGAAAAGTGGAGTGGAAATCAAGACATTACAAGTGGAATGGAATAGAGAAGGAGAATGCGTGTTTGTTCGTAATGATTTACCGATAATTTTGGAATAGGGAAATAGATAGAATAGTTATTTGGTTTGTAAAATATATAAACAGTTTTTTAATGAATATATATATTCGTATGTCAAAATATCCATTCGTTTATTTTTTACGTGATGATAAATACAAAGAAATTGACGAATTATTTATGAAAAATCGAGAACAATTACAATGTACGGTAGAAATAATATCATTGGAAGAAGTAGAAAAGTTGAATAATATGTTTAATCCAAATTACCACTTAGTAATAACCTATGGAGAAGATGAGGCGGTATATTCTCGTAAAATACAATCAATAATTGCGAATCGGATGAGAAACCGATGGATTCATAAAAATAAAATAAACAATATAGAAGAATTCAATCGGAATGTAAATTATTGCTATATACACAATGTAATAAGTGACCGCGAATCAACACGTCCTGAATTTTCCGTATTTACAAGTTGTTATAAGTCTTATGAAAAAATATTAAGAGCGTATAATGGAATGACTTCACAGACATTAAAAGATTGGGAATGGGTATTAATGGACGATAGTCCCGAAGACGACCATTTTGATTATCTTAGAACCCAATTTAAAGGTGATAAAAGAGTGCGTTTATATAAACGAGATGCGAATAGTGCGAACATCGGAAATGTAAAGAACGAAACCGTAAGTTTATGTAGAGGAAAATATATATTAGAACTGGATCATGATGATATAATACTGCCGACTCTATTAAAAGATGCGTATAGTACATTTGAAAGTGATAACGAAATCGGATTTGTGTATGCGGATTATGCGAATGTATATGAAAATTGGAATAACTTCAGTTATGGTGACTTTTTCGGAAAAGGATATTGTGGATATTACAAATATAAATGGAATAATCGATGGTTGAACGTGTGTTCGAATCCAGGAATAAACAATATAACAACAAGTCATTTGGTATGCTTGCCGAATCATCCGCGAATATGGAGACGAAAAACCTTAATGGAATTAGGAAATTACAGCGAATTTCTTCCAATATGCGATGATTTTGAAATATTATTGAGAACGATGACAAAAACAAAAGTAGCAAAAATACATAAATTAGGATATATCCAATTCATGAATGATGGTAATAATAATTTTTCTTTAATATGGAATGATGAAATAAATAGATTAGGTCCTCAATGGATCCGTAGTCTATTTTATGATAATTATAAAGTAAATGAAGTAATGAAAGAAAAAGATGCTTACGAAGACGAAAAGTATATAACTCAACATAGTCAAATATGGAAACGGAAAAATTGGATCCATAAAAAATGTAATATAACAGTAAACCCTGACTACGATAAACAGTATTGTTTATTGGGATTGAAAAGTCTATATGACAAAAGAATAAAAGAATTGTATGGAAATCCAAGGAATGATTTTATATTATTAGAGAATACTGTAAGTTCAGACATGTTAATAACAGAGTTAGAGAACAATGGATACGATAGAATGAAATGTTATGGATTAGAAGAAACGACATTTGAAGAATTGGAGAACTATTTTCATTTAATATGTAAATATACGGATAATTATGAAATAATAAAAAATGAAAGTATACGTAAACCAATTTATTCTTCACGAGAAAGGGTAATAAATAAATATGTAAATGAAAATAGTAGTTATTTGGAAATAGGTGTAGAATATGGAGAAACATTTGAAGCTATTGTCACAGAAAATAAAGTAGGGGTTGATCCTGATCCAAAAACAAGTAATTCAAAAATAATAAAAAAAACAAGTGATGATTTTTTTGCGGAAAATAAAGAAACTTTTGACATAATATTTATAGATGGTATGCATCAGAGTGATTATATGTTAAGGGATTTGATAAATTCTATAGAGTGTATAAATAAAAATGGTATAATTTTTATAGATGATATATTGCCTATATCCGAAAGGGAACAATTCAAAGTCCCAATAAAACATAAATATGAAAATGGAATTTTAAAGTACGGTGAACCTTGGACTGGAGATATATGGAAAGTAGTATATTACATGTTAAAGAATCACAAAGAAAATGTAGAATATGAGGTATTTGAACATAAAAATTATAGGGGTGTTGGTAAATTTCAATTCAAAGATAAAATTCAAATACCATCATCATCAATAACCGAAATAGAAAGTTACGATTATAAGGAAGAATTTTCAAAATATAAAGCAATATTAATGAATAACAATAATGAACAATTATAAAGCAAATGATATAACAAGAGCATTTACACAAATAAATCCTCATTTAGGTAAGCTACCAAAGAAAAAACAAAAAATATGAATATATGGACGAATAATTGTAAATTCAAAGTAAATAATACGTAAACATGTTTTATGTATTATTTTTATGCTTAATTTGGATCAGAATTATCATTATTCGAATCAGATTCTGCGTTGTTATCATCGTCTCCATCATCATTAGGTTGAACGTCAATCTCATAATTAATGTTATTTTTAGCATATACAATAGTTCTTAGCATTCTGACGAGCATTCTATTTTCTTCAATAAGTTTGGTATTTTGGTCGATAACATTTTGTGTATGTCTATGATGATGTGAAAGAACTTGTGTCAATACCGTTTTGAGTAGTGTTTCAATAACAAGTGTATTAACTGTAACATTCTCACCTTCAAGTGGTTCATGTGGGGGAAGCTTACCTCCAGATGTCATAAATTCTTGTAAATCATTTTTCATATCATTATCAACTTGTGCCAAATATTCGGCATCTGGTGCGAGATGTCTACTAAGGCGTGGTTTTTCAGTTTCATCATCCTCTACATTAAGTTGAACGTTATCTGATTGTTCTTCTGTCGTAGTATCTTTTGCGGGTCCAGGTACACATTTACTAACGTGTTTGATATACGGAGTTTGCGTTTTATATGTTTTACCGCATTTACATATATATTGTTTTGAGTCAGATGTAGACATAGTGTTGTTATTATAAATTATAAAGTCATTTTTATATGATTTATAAAAATATTATTTTATTCGATTCGTGCTAATAAAAAATAGAATTATTTGAGTAGTAGTTATAGTTATATTATGGTGAAGTAGATGAATAATTTGGATGCGGTGGTGGTGGATAATCTGGAGACGGTGGACGGTAATCTGGAGATGGTGGTGGCGGATAATCTGGAGACGGTGGGCGGGTTATTTCTTCAACTTCACATATACTAACATCAACATTCATATAATTGGTATAGTCAAACCCATTCATGTCGGGAGATGCTTTAACATTTGTATCATATATAATATTATTGTTTATAGTTCGATTATGCTGAGATGGACGCGGTAATTCCCGTTTGAGTATATTCGCCCACGAATTAAGTGGTTGTACTGTAGGTTGATTATAAGTTTCTATAGGATACTGTTTTTTTGATAAATTCGGACAATATTTTAACCAATGCCCTTTTTCTTTGCAGTAATTACAAACCGTATTTAAAATAACCGGGCATATAATAGTACCATCTTCCCCAGGTTTATCTCGCGTCCAATGATTCGTATATTCACTATATGATTTCCCTGCTTTATGGCAAGTTCTACAATACGGCGTGTTTGACATAGGTATGGGTTGATGAATACAGTAAAATAACCAATAAATCAATTTTTAAGAATATGGGTCAACACCATTTTCCTCTAATGTGTATATAATAAATGCGATTTTTACAGGGTCAAATCCTTCTCCTTGTAATGGTGCTCCATAAATTCGTATATAATAATTGAATACAGGGGCTAATTGAAAGCTTTGGGTAAGTGTCATACTATTGGTAGACATAGATGATTGAATGGTTGCAACATTTTTATCGGATAAAATATCAGTAACTTGCTTTTGTAAATCCGCTTTATCAAGTTGTAATAATAAATTGTCGCCGTATAGAGATAATGAATTAAACGCGCCTCGTAATGTATCTTCTGCGATTTGTAATAACAATAGAACAGATGCGTTGGTAGTTTGTGAACGCATTTCTTGAACTTCTTTTACAAGGTTTGTATATTGAGTAAAATCAGTGGGTATCGATTCATATGTTTTATTTGCGATTTTACTACTATAATCCGTCTGTATAATTTTAATAATATCCATATAATATTTTGTTAAGGAATCAAGTTCTTGTGAAGTTCCCGTACCAATCGTTTGAACTGCGATAACAAAAGAAATCGGATTAAATAAAGAACGTTCATTAGAGAACACAGTATTGTTTGTAAAAAGCGATTTGCTGTATGAACTCATGTTATATAATTATTATACATAAAATCAATTGGTATAACGTATCATACATATCATCTTTTTATTCCCCGAGAGTCTATTTTGAGAAGTGCCTCCAATAACATCACTTTTAAATAGCATTTTGGTAAGTTTAGTATCAACTTCATACCCGTTACTCTGTAAATAGGAGAAAATGGAAGGTATGTCATCATGTCCCATGAAATGTTCTGTATTTTTAACAGAAGAAATAGAACCCGCACTATTTTTCGGATACCGTAACAGTACGTGTACGCAATTGGAAGGGTTAGTTGATATAGAATTTAATTGTTGAAATGGTGAAAGTTTGGATGTAGATGTGGTGGTGACAAGATTCGCAAGAGGTCCATCTGGCATGGAACTAAGTGTAATAACATTTTGGTAAGTTTTATGGAAATTATTAAGAAAAGGCTCTAAATAAAGAATACAATGACTATTGTAGTTATCAAAAGGACTTTCCATATAGAATAAAGTAATAGATAATTTCAAAATGAATATAAAGAGAAGTATATGTAATATGTTGGGAGGCACAGAAATAAGAATGTGCTACCTATCAAATAGGTTATATCCAAAAAAATTGCTTTCATAGCTCAGTTGGTTAGAGCGTGCGACTGTTAATCGCGAGGTCTTCGGTTCGACCCCGAATGAGAGCGTATTATATTTCAATAGTTTATTGAAATATAAAAAATTGAAAACTTTATTATGATAAAATAAGAAGTAATCAAAATTAATAATACACCAAAAGTAATAATAATGTCAAAGGTATTCGAAGAAATTTCAGTAGTTCCTACACAAAAGGATATTATAAAAGAAACCAAAAATCAATATAACAATTTGAAATTACAGACAAATCGTTATAAGTTCACCAAGGAAGTAACTGATATGCTATCCGATTTTGCGAAGCTCCATCAGTATGATGGAAGCAAGGATTATAAAGAAGCTTGGAATAATTGGATAAAAGAAGAAGAGGTAGGTAATAAATTAGAAGATGAAAAGAGTCGTTTAATAAAAATGGGAATGACAGATGACGTAATAAGTCGTTTATATAAGAGTTCGCGTTATTATTATCGTAAGAAAGACAACAATATGAATGTTGTTCCAAAAGAACGTAAGAAGTATGTGGGATTTCCAGCCGAAGTTCTACATACGATGGACGCACAAATAATTCGTGAAATAAACGGAAGTATTGATATGACTGAAAATGATAAAATAATAAGTAGATTTACACCTGCGAATAGTTTTGAATTATATTTGAAAGAAAACCCAGAAAGTGTAAATGATTTATTGACCGAATCAAATGGAAGTGCTGAAGAGCGTCGTATTGAGACAACCGCAGCAGTAAATCGATTAAAGAAGACATATAAGAATCGTTTTTATAAGATTAAAGTACAAATAGAAGATGAGAATACAAAGTAAATACAATACAAAATCCATATATTAATAAAACCGAATAAACAAAAATAAAAAGAATGTGACGTTCTTTTTTATTGTAGAGTAGTAATATATAAATGGCAGAACCTAAGGTAGAATTAATAAACCAAGGTAGTTATGGTTGTATATTTAGACCAGGATTCAATTGTAAAGGAAAACCAATACCAGATATTAAAAATAAAAAATATATAACAAAGGTTCAGAAAAGTGCGAGTACGTCCCAACGTGAAACAAAATTGGGTAAAATAATAAAGAATATTTCTGAATATGAAGATTATTTTGCTCCAATTCTAAGCAAATGTGAAGTGTCATTGGCAAGAATGAATAATGATAAAATAAAGCGTTGTGATTTTATCGAAGATAACGAAAAGACATACGAGACAAACAAATTAAGATATGTAGGCAAAAATACATTAGCAACCCATATTTTGGATGTAGTAGAAACGACTCCAAAGCAATTATTTAATACATTGTTGGATACTCATATACATTTATTAACAGGATTCAATAAATTATTGTCAGCAGGAATAGTTCATTTGGATGTAAAAGAGAATAACATAATGATTGATGACAACACAAAAACCCCAATAATAATTGATTATGGATTGTCATCGGAAATAAAAAAAATAAATACAAATAAATATCGCGATGTTTTCTTTGTATATGGGCCAGACTACTCGCCATGGTGTATAGATATTTGTATGTTGACTTATATGGCGAATGAATTAAAAACCGAAATAATCCCCCCGGGTATGTTAGGATTTGTTGGTTTTGAAAAGAAAAACGCAGAAAATTGGTTAGATGGGATGGTAACAAAGGAGAAACTAACAATAATAATAAACGATTTTGTAACAAAGAACCATACTATGATAGATTTATTCAGTGAATCTCAACGAAAGATTTACAAAAATACATTAGATGAATATTTTGGAAGATTCATAGGTAAGACATGGAAAGATGTAGCAGACGAGCTTGAAAAGAATATCCCATCATGGGATTGTTATGCTGTATCTGTAATGTATTCATACATAATACGCGATTTGGAATTAAATAGTGTAGATATGAAGATACCTTCATGGACTTCATATAGAAAAATATTAGAAGACGCCATATTATCACCACCAGATAAACGTATAAGTAGTACAGAAATGATAACTAACATAGAGAAATTATTTATGAATGTAAGTAATAATGAGAATAAAGATATGATGAAGGTTTTGGATAATATAAAAGTAAGTAAGGAAAAGAAACAGAATATTCGTACTAATATGATGAATACAAAACAAAACGTTTTACACAGAGAATCAAGAATATACGATGCTATAAGATAATAAAAGGATAAATGATAACAATTGAAAGTTATTATCATTTGAATAATATGTTTACATACATACAAGATAATTTATATATTCATCAAGTATATCGTATTGGTATGAATTAAGTTCATATTGTATATTGGTATAGGGCGTATATATATAATATTGTTTTGGATTATACAATTGAGAAATCAAAACGGGAGAATACCCTGACAATAGTTTGGCTTTATTCTGTTGTGTGAGACATGGTAGTATCGTGTTTTCATACTTGGATAGATTCCAGAAAGAGATATGTGGTACTAAATTCGTGTAAGATGATATAGAGTCCATAATAGTATCATACAGAATAGTATTTTGTGATTGTTCTTCGGTAAATGTAGAGAAAATAACAAATTGTATATTATTGATATCATCTCCAAATGTATTTCCAATAAGGTTGAACGTATTGATGTATGATGTTTTGGTAGAATATACAGAAGAAATAATATCCAAAACACGTTTTACCTTATGCACGAATAACATGTCGTCTTCAAACTGAACCCATACCGGATTATTATCTATAATCATAATCCTGTTTTGAATAGAGCTTTGTTTAGAGATTAGAATAGCGTACCCTATAGCTGCGTATAGTGGTTCATCGTCATATTTTCTCATAGAAGAAGAAATATCAATAACGGGTATCATATACTCGAGTTGTGTATGTGCGGTTACCTTAACTAAATGGTCCCATTGTTTATTAAGAATATGGAATTGTGGGTTAGAGTCGTTATGATAATCACGAATAACCGAAACCGCTTGTTTTACGTAATAAGAAATAGGTAACGATGAAGATGTATTGTACTTTCCTTGATTGTTATATACGTGATGAAGTGAATATTTCGATTCAAGATGATTAATAATTTGTTTACTACATGCGAGTTTATCATTGTCATCTGAGTCATAAAAAGAAACATTACTATATTTTGAAAGAGAACATAATGGTACATTATTAGGTTCAATACATAGTCTTCGATTAGCGCATAGTTTAATTTCAACCGTATCAAGTGCTTTATTCAAAAATGACACATTTTTTCTATATAACTGTTTATATTTATTATGGGCTTTGATTTGTGAATCATAACTGGATGTGGATTTAATAATATATGGATATTGTGTTTTCCCCCAATGAATAGCTAATAAATCAAATAGCCATCCAAATTTTTTATTTTCTCGTGGAATCCATTTTGCGACATGTGATATAAATCGTGAATCCATAGCGTTTTCGGAAAATTTCCATGTATTCATGTCTTCTTTGAGTTGTGTATTAACAAGTTCAATACAAATTTGAATAAGAGAATCATTTTCTTCATGACGACTATGCTGTTTGACAAATCCACATAAATATTTAATATCTCTCCATGAGCCGTATGTATACGATTGATTAGTGGTATTTTTTACAAACCGATGTAACATATAAACTGCTAAACTCGGAAAGAATTTATATAATTTCCAAATCATCATATACGCAATATCGTGTTGTCCTTTTCCATGACGAATGTCTCTTGTATTTGCGATGAGTTTATAAACCAAAGTTAAATATGGTAATGTATTATCCATATCAATATGCATTTGTTCTTTTATAACAGACAGTAGTGTTTCATACCGATTGGAAAATGAATTGAAATCAGTATATTTTTGAAACCGTACAGAATGAAAATAGAAGAACACGAGTTCGTCTCGAAAAAAAGATGAATAATCAGAATTATTTTCTATCATCGGAAATTTATCGATATCCATAATAGTAAACGTTACAGGTAATTATACTACAATGAAAATATTTATATCATTTACATTTGAATAGTTTGAGAACATTGACATAAACATTATGACTTTGTACGATTTCGTCGTGTTTTTCTGTGTTTACTTCGTATACTGTGATATGATTCATTCAAATCTGTGTTTATTTTTACCTTTTTCGTATGTGATGATTTTGTATTTTTACCATTGTTTTTTTTTAGAATAGATTTTGCTGTACGATTATTAGAAGTAGACACATACTCTTGATAAACAAGAAAAATAGAGTTTAGTTTGTGAAAAATAAAAATAGACATAGGAACATGTATATCATCAATATATGGATGTATCTTAAAGAAGTTATGTTCTGTGGTTGTTGTACTTGTTTTTGAATACGACTGTATATGTTCTGGTTCTAATGTAACAAAAAACGAAGCAATGTCAAGAAGTTT